GCCACCAAACAGGGCGGCAGGGCTGGTGGGGTCGGTGCTCTGGTAGATGCTGCCCACGGGAAAAGGATCCACGCTTTTCAAGCTTTTCAACAGCGCATCCACCTCGGCACGGGTATAAAAGCTGCCACCCCTCATGGATTCGATCACGGCCTTCCACTGCTGCACCAGCGTGCCGGTGGGGATGCCCTGCACACCGTCCCGCATCACACCGCAGACGGTCTCATCTGCGCGCGTGTCGTAGATGTCGGCGGCGGTAACGGCGGTGGAGCCTGCAGGGCGCTTGATCTCGGCAAGGCAGAGGTCGTAGATCAGCTCGGTGCGGGTGATGGCCGGGGCAGCAGGCCCGGCAGAATTCGGGACACCTTCCAGCACCTGCAGGCGGGTCTTTTTGGCGGCGGCATCGTAGCGCAGAACCACACGGTCAATGCGGCTGCGTACAGGGTCCGCTTCGGTGAGCACCACGGTGGTGGGCTGCTCCATGATGATGCTGCGGCCCTTGAACCGCGCCGGGCGCACCCATGCCTGACCGGCGCTCACCTGCACGCTCAGGCCGCCCTGTGCCGTGACGGAGAAATCCTCCTCGGCGCTGTATACGCCGCTCAGGCGGGTGGCAAGGTAACCCGAAGCGTCGTCGGCATCGTAGGTAATGCCGTTTTCGGGGTAAGTGATGATATCAGCCATAAAGTCCTCCTTTTCAGGTCTTGTGCCAGCTGGGCGTGCCCAGCCGGATGGTGCGGGTGGTGCCGCTGTCCTCGCTCTGGGTGATGATGTCGGCCACGCGCACCATGGCGGTGTAGCCCAGCTGAGGCAGGCTTGCGCTCAGCACATCGCCCACCTGCAGGGTATCATCGTCCACGTCAAACTCGATGCTTCCGGTGCGCAGCTGGGCCAGAAGCTTTTCGCCGCCCCGGTCAGCCAGCTTTGCCAGATAGCTCTGGCTGGTGCTGGTCTCGTTTTTGTCCTCTTCCGGCTTGATGTCCCGGGCATCGATGTACATTTCCCGCCGGTCGGAGCCAGTGGCGTTTACATCGCCCACCCAGACGGTGGCGCGCTCGTTACCTTCGCCAGCACCCTGCACAAGGGCCACGTTGGCGTAATCGGTATCGGAAAAGCTCCACCCGGAATTCAGCAGATTGCCCCACTGGGGGCTGTATCTGCGGTTCGGGTCGAAGGTGGGCCGGAAACACTCGAAGAGTAGCTTTTTCTTGCTGCCCTTGCCGTCCAGCACGATGCGGAACCCCAGATCACAGGCCTGCCCGATGGTCTTGCAGTAGTCGAACACCGTACCGCCGGAGGTCTGCTTTTCAAAGGTGGTGTCAAAGCCGTACTCGGTGCCCAGCGCAAGGCGGGGCCATGGCTTTGCGGCGCTCACAAGGCTGCGCATGGCGGATTCCGCGTTCTGGTTCTTCACCGTCACAGCAGAGACGCGCTTTGTCAGCAGCCATGTTGCCGGGTAGCCGGACACCACAAGGTTCGCGTCCTCGTTCTGGTTGGCGCGGGCGCAGATGCGCATGGGGATGCGGGGGTTCTCGTCGCTGCGCACCAGCCAGCGGCCCTCCTGCAAAAGCTGCAGGTTCTCGGTGGTGGGGCGCACCTCAAGGGTAAAGCTGCCCTCGGAGTAATAGGGACTGTCCCAATAGAGGGACACCCACACGTCCACCCAGCCCACGCGGGCAAGGGTGTCTGCGTCCAAAACGTCTATTCTCATAGCGGTTCGGGCAGGATGCCCGCCTCCATCGGGTAAAAGCTCACGGATGCCTGCAGGTAGCCGGAGCCGTTCTCGGCCTGCATGGAGAGCATGTTATCGCCGGGCTGCAGCTCGGTGAGGGTGCTGTCCTCGTCCAGCTTTGCAAAGATGTTCTCGGTCACGCCTGCCCGGGTCAGGGTGCAGGCCAGCCGGTCGGATGTGCTGCGGTAGATTTCCAGCGTCTCGTCCGGCTGCAGGGTCAGGTCAAAGCCGATGAAGGCCCCGGTCTGCAGATCCACCACCTTGGGATGCGTCACCGGCATGTCGCACCGCAGGGTGGCCGTGAAGGGCACCGGAAGGCTGCCCTCGTTGCGCAGCACTGCCGCCGTGCCGTCCCGCTTGATGCCGTAGATGTGGCTGTCATAGCAGATGGGGAACCGGAACGCTTTCTCATACCCGCCCAGCACGCTGCTGACGGCGTTGAGGTCGTACCAGAAGGGCTTTTCGCTGTAGAGCATCAGCTCACAGCGCGGGTCCGGCGTGTAGCTGGAAAAATAGGGCAGTTTTTGCAGCACGAACCGGGTGAAATAGTGGTCGCCAAAGTACAGGGTGCCCTTGGTGAAGTAGGGCAGCTTTTTGGTAAAAGCTCTTGCACGGGTCAACGCATCCCTGCCCCAGAACACGACCGACAGGGTGCGGGACACGCCGGAGACGCTCTGACCCTCCACGGTGTCGCCAATCTGATTGACACCCTGCGCGGTCTGCAGGTCCACATCCACCCCGTTCAGCGGGTCGAGAACGTAAGGGGCATCGTAGTCCCAGCCCAGATGCAGGACGGCACCGGCATCAGTCACGATCTTGAGATGATCTTTAAAGAACACAGTGTCCTCCTTTCATCGTTTGCGGGCCTTGGCCTTGTCGGCCTCCCAGCGGGCTTCCCGCTGCTGTGCGGCGGCGGTATCGTGGCCGTTGTAAAAGTTCTGGGTGATGTTGGTGTCGCCCTCCCGGTTGTAGCTGTTGGCAGCAGACACCACCTGTGCAGTGCCGGAAGCGGCCACGGTGGAGCCGAGGCGCATGTTGTCGGAAAGCACCAGCGCCCCCGCCTGCCGGATCATATCGGCAAGGGCAGAGTTGGTCTTTTCCAGCGCCTTGGTGTTGGCGTTGATGGCATCTTCCAGACTGCCGGTGCCGGTGGTGATATCCACGCTGCCCATGCCGCCGGAGCCGGAGGACCCGCCGGAAGAGCCGCCGCGCCCGGACGAACCTTTCTTACTGAAAGAGCCGCCGATCGAGGCAACGATGCCCGCGATGACGGCAGCAAGGGCTACGCCCGCTGCGATCATCAGCAGAGCCTGCGGAGTGCCAAAGCCAGTAGGGAACAGCGCCGCAGCGATGGCATCCAGCATTGCTACGAACGCGCCGCCGATAGACCCGATCAGGCCGCCCAGCGAAGCGAGGATCTCCGGGAATGCAGAGATCAGGCCGCCTTTCATGCCCTGACTGATGGCAAGGGCCGCATTGCTCAGCGGTGTTTTCAGCCCGCCGAAGATCTCTATCAGGGTGGAGCCGAGGCCCTGCGCCTGCTGCCAGACCTCAGAGAAGCCGCTGGTCAGGCCGTTCACGATCTGCCCGCCAAGGTCGATAGCTCCCTGCACCAGCTGATCGCGGGCACCGCCCAGCGCTTCGTTGAGCTTAGTCACGATGCCAAGGGCAAAATCATTGACCTGCTTCTTCTGGTCGGCAGTCAGACCGCCGTAGATGGTGCTTGCCACCCACTTGCCGATGCCCAGCCAGTCCTGATTCTTGACGGCGGTGTACAGGTCATCGAAGGTGCCCAGCACGCCGGTATCTGCTTCGGTCTGCAGCTCCTTCCACAGGCCGTCAAAGGTGTCAGCGCTGGACTTTTTGATCTGCTCGGCCACCTGCACGGTGCCGTCTGCGGCGATGGTCTTGACCCGCTCGATGGTCACGAGGGCACCGTCCACGATGTCGTCGTAGACCTCGGTGATGACCTGCTTCTGGGTCTCGGTGCCGTCGGTCAGGGTCTCGGTGACGGTCTGGGTGGTGGTCTTGACCCCGTCTGCCAGAGTCTCGAAGGTGGAAGTGACCGTCTTGGCGGTCTCGCGGACGGTCTCCATGGTCTGCTTGACGGTCTTGGTACCGTCCGCAGCCACCTCTGTGATGGTTTTCACATCCTTCAGCACACCATCCACCATCTGGCGGGAAGTCTCGGTGATGACCTGCTTTTGCTGTGTCTTGCCGTTGGAGAGCGTTTCGGTGATGTTTTCGGTGGTGCGGGTGATCTTGCCGTCGATTTCGGTCGTGGTGTCCGAGATGGACTTGACGACGGACGCAGTGACGGCTTTGGTGCTGGCGCTGGCCTTTTTGCCGGAGGTGCTGACGGCAGATGCGGCTTTGCCTGCGGACTGGGAGATGGTCTCGGCTGATGCCTTGGCGGCAGCGGCCTCTTCCTGCGCCTGCTTCACACGCTCGGCGTGGAGCTTTCCGCGCTCCTGTGCGGCCTTATCCAGCTTGTCACGGTTATAGTTGTCCATGTAGCCGTTGTAGGCGGCATTGTAGGCATCCTGTGCCGCACCGACACCGTTTTTCAGGTTTGCCAGTGCAGCCGCCGCGCCCCTGATTTTGGCGACCAGCTCATTGATCCAGTCCACCACCGTGCCGATGGCGTTCTGTGCGATCTTTTTCACAGACGCAAATGCGGAGTTGACGGCATTGCGGAAGGTCTCGCTGGTCTTGTAGGCCGTCACGAGGCCTGCCGCCAGAGCCGCCAGCGCCGCCACTACAAGACCGATGGGGTTCGCCTTGAGAACCGCGTTCAAACCTACCTGCGCGACTGCAAGACCGGTCGCCCCGGCTTCTGCCGCTTTGTGGGCAGCGGTCATGGCCGTGGTCGCGGCTGTGTGGATCACTTCGATTGCAGTAGCGGCAGCCACATAGCCCTTGTATGTCAGGAATGCCGTTCCGGCAGCGGCCACAACAGCAGTCGCAATGCCGATGGTCTCCTTGAGCTGGGCCATCTTCTCGTCGCTGTCGAGGAAGGAGACCACCACCTCGTTCAGCTTGACAACCAAATCACCCAGAGCCGCAAACAGGCCGCTGGTCAGCTCACCGGTCAGGGCGCTGACATTATCCTTCAGGGTGGACATGCGCCCGCTGAAGGTCTGGCTGGCTTCCAGCATACCGTTGTAGAACTGCCCGCCCTGACTGGTGGCGGCTTCCACCGCTGCTTCCAGCTCACTGAAGCTGACCTTGCCATCCGAGATGCGCTTGTACAGGTCGGACATGCTCTCGCCGGTGGCATCACAGATCTGGTTCAGCGGGTTGAAGCCCGCATCGATCATCATGTTGACGTTTTCCAGCGTGACCTTCTGGGCGCTGGACATCTTGCCGTAGGCGCGGGTCAGGGTCTGCAGCTTCTCGGCGTTGCCCAGCGAGATATCACCCAGCCGCTGCAGCACGCCGGTAGTGTCGTCTGCCGCAATGCCGAACTGCAAAAGGGTCTGGGTGCCGCTGGTCAGGTCATCCAGCGAGAAGGGCGTGGATGCCGCCATTTTGCGAATTTCGGAAAGCTTCGTTGCGGCGGCTTCCTCGCTGCCCAGCATGACCTTGAAATTTGTCAGGTAGCTTTCCATGGTGGCGTTGTAGTCCACGCCGCTCTTGACCACCTCGGCCAGCTTGGACGATGCCTGCTTTGCAAAGTCCGCGATCATCTGCCCGGCGGCTACCGTCCACTTGCTGGTGCTTTTTTCCGCCGGGTCGCTGTTCAGCCTTACTTCGCCGGTGATGCTGAAATCTGCCACTGTGTCCACCTCTCATTCTGAGCGCGGGCACAAGGGCACAGGCTGTTATAACTTGATCTCTACCTCCCGCTTACAGGCGGGATTTTTGCATTTGACCCACACACCGGCAGCTGTGGCGCGCGGCTCTGCCCACACCGGCAGCGCCCGCCCGCAGTATGGGCAGGGCACCGGGGCGCGGCTAGTGCCGGAACCGCGCAAGGAACGCGGCATCGTGCTCTTCGACCGAAACGACACGGGCGGCACCCCCTCTCAGCTCAGCAGGCAGGGCAAAGCGCTCCTGCAGGTCGGCATAGTGGGCACGCATGGAGCCTTCGTATTCCGAAAGATCCATGGTGCGCCAGCTCATGATCTTCGCCATGAGGGTCTCCTCCGGCAGGGCCGCGAACAGCGCACGGAACCGGAACCAGTGCACCTTTTCGCGGGTCAGGTCGATGCCGTAGGCCTGCTGGAACGCCGCCACGATGTAACCGGCATCACACTGGTAGTCGAAGGCGGGCGGCTTTTCCGGGCCGTTGTCAGGTTCACTTGCAGTGCCTGCTGCGGCCTGCTCACCGGCACGGTAAAAATCCACCATGCAGCCGTAAGCATCGGGGAGCTGTTCCGGCGGCACAGGCTTATGATAGAACCGCTCCATGATCGCAAGGGCTTCTTCCGGGTGTTCGCCGTCCAGCCTGCCGTGGGCGTAGGCGTTGGAGAGCCGCACCATGTGCCGGAAATCCGGGTCGATGCGTCTGCCGTGCCAGCTATCCGGCAGATGTGCCGTCAGCAGATCAGCCATTTTCCAGCGCTGCCAGCTCAGCCAGCAGCTGCTTGCGCCGGGCGGCATTGTCCACCCGCTCCACCATCTGGGCGGCAGGCGGCGCGGGATAGCTCACGGGCGGCTTGTGCTTGCCCTTTTTGGCCTGTGCCCGGCGCTGCTCCCGGTTCATGGGCTGGGCAGGCTTTGCGGTATAGCGCTGCTTCTCGGCGGCAAAGGCATTGCCCAGTTCCTCAATCACGTCATAGATGGGGGCCATGTTGTTTTCATCCAGACCCAGACGGTCGGATGCGCCTGCACCGAGGATCTCGTCGATGCAGTCCATGGCAATGCGTGCCTGTGCACGCACTTGGTCGCCCAGACGGATGCCGCCGCGATGGAAGCGTTCGGTCTGGGCTGCATTCCGGGCCTGCATCTTCTCCTGCGCGTCCTCAAAACGGTCAAGATCGTTGGCGTTCAGCACCGAGAAATCAAAATTCTGTCCACAAATAACCATGTTCTGGCTCCTTTCGTTGGGCCGTGCCCCGGTTCTGCCCCGGAGGAATAAGCTTTGTTCACGGCATAAAAAATCCCCGTTCCGGTGTGGAGCGGGGATTGTGTTTGAAAAAAATCAGCCCTTGACGGCCTTGGAAGGCTCAGCGGACTGGTTGGCGGGGTTGTAGTCAAACTCGTCCGGCGTGCCGATGGCCTTCACGTCGCAGGCAAAGGTGGCCTTGGAACCGGCTGCACCGCCCACGTCGCTGGTGACGATGATGGCAGCGCTGCCTTTCTCGCCCTTGCCGGTGCGCAGGCTGAAATAAATGTACGGCACAATGATATCGCTGCCGGTGCCGTACACGATCTTGTGGCTCAGCACAAAATCCTGAAAAGCATCGCCCACGCAGCGGTCGCCGTTGACGGCAAGGGTGCGCTGGGTGCCGGTCTTTTCGGTGACGTTGCCGGTGCGGATGTACTGGGCATCCTCGGTGGTGGCGTTCAGGGAGCCGGAATGCTCCTTCACATGGTCGGCGCAGACGATCCACTGGCTTTCCTTGGTCTGGGTGCTCTCGATCTGGAACGCCAGCACAAAATCGTTCGCCGTCTCAATGCCGGTATACGACGCGCTGGGCGTGATGCCGGACTTGGTAATGGCTTCAGATACAGTCATATCAAAACTCCTTTCATTTGGGCATGTAGTAGGTCAGGCGCATTTGCAGCTGCATCTTACAGCTGCCCGCGCTGTTTGTGACGATGTAGCCGCTGTTCGTCACGGCAATGCCGGTGGGGGTTTTATTCCCGCCACAGGCCGAGAGGTCGGGCAGGTTATGGCGGGCATCCTGCTGCATGACCCACTCGGTGAGCTGCTCGAAAAAGCCGCTGTTCTGGATGTTAACGGCATCCACCTCGCTGTACTCCCGGCGGCTGAGGAAGAGGTAATTCTTCGCCATTTCCCAGCCGGAGATGTACTCGGTGATGATGGGGTCACCGGGGCTGTCCTCGATGGAAAATGCGGTGGATTCTTCTTCCAGCCCGGCAATGCGGAAGGCCGCGCCGGTGGCTTCCTGCTCGTCGGCAATCAGCGGGCAGGTCTTGAGCCATGCCCGTAGGGCGGCAATGGTGGGCTTTACTTCGGACATGGTCAACCTCCCCAGAATGTGGTGACGGCCTGTGTGGCAATGTAGGCAATGGCTTCACCGTAATCGGCCAGAGCACGCTGTCCCCAGTAAGAGCCGCGCAGCCCATTTTCGCCGTGCAGACATTCGCCTTCAGGGTGAAGATAGAACTGCCTGCGTGCATAAGGTGTGTTATAGACCAGCAAGCCTTCGTCAAACTTGCTGGCTTGATTCACGCTGTTTTTCAATATGCCGGTATCGAAGGGCACGTACTGGTCGATGAGAGCGGCGGCTTTCTGCGCGGTGGCGAACTGTGCTTTCTGCAAAGCAGCGGTTTTCTCTGCGCCGAAATTTGTCCGCCAGTCCAGAGACATCTGCACACCGTCTGCCCGGAAGCGATATCCGGCAGGCTGTTCAAAAATGGGCTTGCTCACAGTCTCAGCTCCCTTCCACGTGCCAGTGGGGCAGCAGCGGTTCCCGGTCGTCCGAGACAGCCGCCGCCGTACAGCACAGGTGCGTTTTTTCGAGTTTGGCATACTCTTCTGCGGTCAAGGCAGACACCGTGCCCTGCACCAGCTTCCAGCCGCGTTTCAGGGTCCAGTGCTTGGCCTTCTCGGCAGCAGGCAGAGCCGTCCACTGAGCGAAGGGCAGATAGCCTATGGTGCACACGCTGGCCTGGATGCGGATGTGGGTGGTGCGCTCCGGGTCCTTGGCAGTACCGGAGCCGGAGGTGGAGCGGCATTCCCGCCAGCTGCAAAACGGGAACACCCAGCACACCGGCCTGTCCGTCTCGGTGGCGGTGTCGTGTATGAGGTTCACCACAGTAACAGCTGTCTGCATCACAGAATCCCCCTGTACAGCAGGCCGTGCGGGTCACTGCCCAGCGCGGTACGGATGATCTCATAGGCTTCCTGCCGGGTGGCCGCAGTCACACTTGCATTGCTGCCAAAGGTGACGCTGTAGCCGTCGTTTGAGACGCTGGCAGCACCCCGCACAGCGCCCGCCGCAGACGCAGCGGCCAGCAGGCCGACGATCTGCCCGCAGGCATCCGCCAGCGCTTCCCGGCAGGCCTCGCACCCGGCGGCGTGGCTCTCCGCCCGGCCAAAGGTGGCGGCATTGATCATGCGGGAAGCCCGGCTGCACAACACCCCGAAGGCCGTTTCCGGCACCGTGCCGCCCGCCGTGAGGTATTCGTCGTAGGTACAGTACAGCATGGGGCCTCCTTATGCTGCGACGGTAGCGGCGGTCAGGAACGCGAACGGAACCTTGGAGCGGTCGGCATTCAGGCGGGTTGCAGGGTTGGGCAGTGCCCAGCCCATGCGCATGACCACACGCAGGGCCACCATATCCTGCTGGGCGAGGTTGTAAACGATCTCCTTGGTGGAAGGATCCTGAATAACGCCCTGATCCAGCAGCTTCACGGTGACATCCTGACGGATGGAGTACACCAGCTTCTTGAAGTTGCCAGCGATCAGCTGTGCCTTAGAAGCATCAAAGCCGCCGTTCTCCGGGAAGTACATCGGTGCGCCGTCCAGCGCGTAGGTGGTGGCACCCTGCATATCGGAACGGAACAGGGGACGGCCCGTGGTATCCACAAGGCCGCGCAGTTCTGCCTTGGCGGTCAGGTCGCCCACCACGGCATCCACGCCGAAGCCGCCAGCCTCCACCTTGGAGAACAGACCGTCCTTGCCCAGCAGCTTTGCATAGTCGATGGGGCCGGTGACTTTGTTCTTGGCCGCAAGGGTCAGAACATCGGTCGTCCACTCGGTGGGGCGCTCGCCGCCGAACAGGATGGCGTTGTCGATCTTTGCGCCCATGGCTTCCCGGACGCGGGGCTGTACCTCGCCCATGATGTCAAAGCTGGAATCTGCCAGCACAGCTTCGGGCACGGGCACGATGACAGCCAGCTCTGCAGCGGTCATGTACACGTTGTCCCATTCCTGCTTGCTGGTCTTTTTCATGCCGGTGTCACCGTTGACCCAGTAAGCCAGCGGCAGCATGGACAGCACGGGGATCTTGGTCTGGTTAGAGGTCATATTGGCAAGGCGGGTGCCCAGCTGCATGACGGTGGAGCTTTTGGGCACGTCCTGCTGGATGGTGTTCACCAGCTGCTCCCGGATCAGGGCCTCAGCCTTATTGCGAGCGATTGCATCAATAGCCATAATAATCAACCTTTCTGGCCGAACGCTGCGCGGAATGCAGCGTTTGCGGCCTCATGTGCGTTTGCAGGCTGGCCGGGTGCGCCGGTCGCCGATGCGGAAAAACGTGCCATGCCGCCGTCCGGCAGGATAGCACTGGGATCACTCTCTTTGAAAGCCTTGACATAATCATCAAAGCCCATGATCTCGCCGTCTTTCATGGCAAAATTCTGGGCCTTGGCATCTGCCAAAAATGCCTTGCGGGCGCTCTCGCTGGAAAACTTCAGGCCGGAAGCCTTGCGTTCCAGCGCATAACCCTTTTCAAGGGCAGCGACCTGCGCGGCAGCATCGGTCTTGGCCTGTTCGGCCTTGGCCTTCCACTCCGGGTCGTAGCCCTCGAGTTTGCTGTTTGCAGTGGACAGCTGTTCGGTCAGGGTGGTTTTCTCGGCCTTGAGGGTGGTGATCTCGTTCACCTTGGCCGTGATATCCGCGCCGTGCAGGTTCATGATGCTGTCCAGCTGGTCCGAGGTGATACCCGGAATGATCTTGCTCACATCTTCGCGTTTCACTTGCGATGTGCTCCTTTCTTTTGTCTGTTGGGTGGATAAGTCCCTGCTGTTTTGTATCGCGGTTCTCATTCCGCACGGGACAAGACGGGGTACGCGCCGCCTTCCGCTGTGGTGCCGCTTGCGGGAGTTGAACCCGCCACCCCCGGATTAAAAGTCCGGTGCTCTGCCAACATGAGCTAAAACGGCATGAAAAAAGCACGGTGCAAAACTGCATCGTGCTTGATAGTAACTAAAATCAGGCGCTTTAGTCAGTGTGCCGTTTTTTCTCGTCATCTACGAGCTGTTTTATCGTCTTTTGGAACTCGCGGCGTTCAACAACGGCTTGAATGAGGGCAATTCCGCAGAGAATGAGGTACAGCAACAGAAGAGCCAAATTGAGCAGAAGAAAGACTGTTTTTACGGTCAGATAAGTTTCAAGCATATACTTCTCCTAAAAAATGGGCAAAAGAAAACCACCGTCCGGGTGGATGGTGGTTAATCCTTATTGGCAAGAGCTTTGAGGTATTCCCCATACAGACGCTTTTGCTCTGCACGCTCGGCATCAATTTCGGGAGTAGAAATAACCCCTCTGCCGGGGACTGTATGTGTGCGCCGATATTCAGCTATTAGCGCATTTTCACGCCGGACGCTTTCCTTTGTGAGCTGGTCAATCTGTTCCAGAGTATAAATCATGTTCGCTTCTCCCTGTGATAACACTTCAAGCCAAGTCTGCGGCATGTTTCGTCAATAATGACATGCTGGATATTTTCTTCATAATCATCGAAGCCATACCCTCTGCTTTCCATTACGGCATTTCGCTCCTCGCGAACTTCCTCACACACGGCTTCCCACTGCTCAAACGTGATATTTTCAGGTACAACAAAACGATAGCGGTATTTGTAGTCAACCGCTTCCATGACAGCAGTACCGTCAGCGAATGCGCCGGGGATATCTGCGTCTGTGCTAAAAGAATATTGCGTGGTTTTCGGTGGATGGGTGTGAATGTTGTAACTACCTTCCAGTTTACCACCCAGATACGAACAGTCAACCCCTCTGGGATTGTTGTCGGTCATATAATGGACTTCGCCATCTTTTGTAATGACCATCATATGCTCAACGTCAGATTTTGCATAGCCAGAACAGAACGAATTTTTAAGCGCGTCAACCTGTTTCGTGTTGGTCGTATCGACCTTTCCCAAAACTTTACGCACGGTTTTTCCATTCTGTCCAGATGCGCCGCCGCTTCCTCGTGTACTTTTAGCCTCAGGAAGCTCTGCCTTTCGCGCCTGTGCGCTTGCCCTGCCGGCTTCGCTCCTGCCGAACTTCGGCACGCTGACACGGGCGCTGTCCACACGGCCACCCGTGGCCTGTGCAAACTCTGCAAGGCTCTGGCGGGCCGCTCTCAGGCGCACAGCGGCGTCGGTGGGGTCCAACCCGGCGGCGTCCTCGGCCAGATACCGCTTTTTCCAGCGGCGGACGTTCCGCTCTCGGGCACGCTGCATCTGGGATATCTCGTAGGCGGTGTACTTTTTGCCGTTCCACTCGATGTTCCGGGCGTTCAGCTCCCGCAGCTGCTCCTGTGTCCATTGGGGCGGGTCGCCCAGCTCAGGGAACACCGCGAAAAAGGTGTGGCGGGGGGTTCCCCCCCCAAAGGGCCCCATGGAGAGGGTGAGGATA